ACCACCAGCAACAAATTCTTAAAGATAAATCATTATGAAAATAGCTATTGACATCGGACACGCCAACAACACCGGAGCCCGCGGGAACGGGCTTGAAGAACACGCCGTCGCCGTGGCTATTGCCGAACGTCTTGCCCCTGTGCTCCAAAATCTGGGGGCGCATGTCGACGTGATTGATTTCCCGGCGAAAACCAACAAGGAGGATTTGCTCGCTACCATTCAGACTGCCAACGCGGGAGGGTATGATTTCGGAATTTCCCTGCATTGCGACTCTTCCGAAAACGAACAGGCGCACGGGGCTCATGTGTGTTTTTACCCCGGAAGTGTGCGGGGCGCTCGGCTCGCTGTCTGCATTGCCGAACATCTGGCGGATCTTTTGCCGGGGAGAGCCAACACGGTTCAGGCGCGGCCCGGTCTGGCCATTCTCAAAAAAACGCGGTGTCCGTGGGTGCTTTGCGAATGCGGGTTCATCACCAACCCGGAAAACGCCGACATGATGAAGCACCACCCGGAGCGCATTGCCAACGCCATTGCCGAGGGCGTCCGAGATTATGCGGAGCAGGAGCTTGTTTAGTTTTTCACCACACCCATGAGCAAGAAACCCCGCAGCCAGAAGGCCACCAAGAAAACTAAATCCGCTGATATTGGGATTTTCGAGGATCGTTCTCCCCAAGAGCGCGGCTATCTTGGTTTTTACACCTCAATCACGCCCAGAGTATTGAAAAACGCCCGGGAAAGTGTCCAGTCGGGCAATATGCTTGATCTGGAACGCGTGTTCCGCTCGATGAAAATCGAATGGCCACGGTTACGAGGGAATTTGAGGAAGCTGCGCGAAAAGGTTCAGGCGTTGGAGCTTACCGTGTCCCCCTGGGCCGAGAAAGGCAAAAAGCCGTCGCCCTCTGCCAGTCGGCACGCGGATTTGGTGGAATCCGCCCTGTATTGCTGCCGACTTGAGCAGGGGAAATGGGAACTGGATCTGAACGGATTGATCGGGGCCCTGGCGGAAGCTCCGGAACGTGGTGTCGGCATACTGGAAATTATGTGGAACCCCGGCCATATCCGGGCTCCCCGCGCCTATTGCCCCATTCCTTCCACGTTTTACAAATGGTCCAGCTATCCGGATCAAATTGACCGTCTTATACTGTGTCCGGACGGAGTAGGCTGTGGCCCCGAAATGGAATTCCCTCCCAACAAATTCATTGTCTCCATCAACTGCGACGGGCTTGACCACCCTATTTATGGAGCCAATCTCCTGGCCCTGGTCGGCTGGTTTGGCGCGGCCAAATTCGGCTTGTCCTGGTTCATGGAGTTTTGCCAGATATTCGGTTCCCCTCTGCGTCATGGAAAGGCATCGGGAACCCCGGCGCAGCAAAAACTATTTGACCAGATGGTGAAATTCGGACAGACGGGCATCCTTGTAACGGGGCCGGATGCGGACGTGCAATTTCATGACGCCGTAAAAGGAGGCAGCCAGATTCCGCATCTGAACATGATCGAAGAGGCCAACAAGGCCTGCGACATCCTGATCCTGGGACAAACCCTCACCAGTTCCGTTTCCAGCACGGGAGGGAACCGCGCCTTGGGTGAAGTGCATGAAAATACGGAAAATCAGGTTGTCCTTGCCCGCGGGAAATACGTTGCCGGCATCCTCAATCAGCAGCTTGTCCCGGCCATCATGGAGCTTAACCTGGGACGGCGGCCAGAACATTTACCCGTCATCTCTTTTAAGGATCCGTCCTCCGGCATGAGCGAAGCCAAACTTGGCTGGGTGGAAAGGGCAGTCAAGCTTGTTCCCGTGGCCAAGGAGCAGGTCTACGACTGGCTTGACATCCCCATGCCGGAAGCAGGATCGGAACTCTACCAGCCTCCTTCTTTTGGTGGTTCCGTCCCGGCGGAAGAGATGGACGATTTAGACCGGGAATCCCTGGTGCATGCAGCGCGTAAAAAAAAACGCTGAAACACATGGACGAGGTCAACCGGATTGCCTCCCGCATCGGACGTCAGACGGACCAGGCAGCCCATGAACTGACCACCGGCCTTGCCGGATTTATGGAATCTCTTATTTCTGCTGTTGAGGCCGGGGATAACCTGGAAACGGTTATTCGATCCGCCCGTGAGCAGGTTCCGGATTTGTGGGATAAGATAGATGCTTCCAAATTGGAGGAGCGTCTTGTTAAGGTTCAGCACGCTGCTCTGGAAGCCGGATGGAACTCCATGCGCGAGTTCAAAACGTCCACCGTGGAAGGATGACGGAGCATGGATATTGAAATTGATATGAGCGGTTTTGACGCCGCATTAGACGATGCCATGAAGATCGTCGCCCCGGAAACGCTGGAAGCTGCGAACCGGGAAAGCGGGGAATACCTGCGGGATTATCTGGCATCCTGGTACGACGGCAAGGGGCGGGAACACTGGATCAATAATTCTCTTCCCACGCACGGCCCGGGGCGCATGTCTACAGGCTGGTTTTCCAGCATTGCCCGCAAATGGTTCCTTTCTTCCGCGGATGCTTCAGGGGCTGTCATTTCCAACCCTGACGAGGACGGTTCCCTGCGGCATAAAATCGGGGGCGGCACGATTACGGCCAAAAACGCCGGGGCGTTGACCATTCCGCTTGTTCCGGAGGCCCACGGGCGCCGGGCGGCGGATTACCAGTCCGAAATCGGAGAACTGTTCACTATCCCCAACAAGAGCGCTCTGTTTGAAGCTGTGGAAGGAGGCGGGGTGCGTGCGGTGTACGCCTTGTGTAAGTCGATCACACACGCCCCCTGGCCGGACGCCATCCCGTCCGGCGAAGATTTGACTTTTGCCTATAGTGTCAAACTAAGGGACGTTCTGGCAGCCTCTCTGGACGCTTGAAAGTGAGGGCCAGCCCCGACTATTTACGCTTTTCCGTTTCGTGCCATGCTTGAGGCATGGATTTTGAATTCAACGTTCCGTTGGCGTTTGGAGACGCTCCGGCCTGTATCGTGTACATGCCGGAAGGGGAACATTTTATCAATGCGTCCATTGGCGGCCGTCAGAAAGTGATTGTGGACCGCTCCTGCCTGGCCGCCTTGCAGCGGGATCTTGCCCTGAAACTCACGCAAAACGTGCGGCCTGTCTGCTACTTTGACCACAAGACGGGGCCCGCCTCCTTTATTCCCGCTTCCTTTGACTACATGGAAGGCGTGGGCGTCATCCTCGAGGGGGAGTGGACGGAAAGCGGCAGGAAAGCGGTGCTGGGGCGTGACTACAGCTATTTTTCTCCGGCATTCAAGCTCAATACGGCAACCTGCCGCCCCATAGGCCTTGAACCGGATGACATTGAGGTGGGTTCTCTGGTGAATGACCCGGCCTTTGAGAATATTGCCCGCATTGCGGCCGGCAAGGCCAGACTTGGGAATTTCACGGTTTTTGAACCGGATATGCCTTTGAATAGCGGCGGAGAGGATACCGGCGCCGTTCATAAACGAACAAACAACACAAATACAACAATGTACGAACTACTGGTTAAATGCGGTGTCCTCACCAAAGAGGAAGCCGCATCCGATAAGGCCGAGAAGATCGCAGAGGACAAAATCAACGACCTGAAGAAGAAGTCTGAGGGTAGTGAGAAGTCCAAAACGGAACTTGAAGCGGCCAAAAAGGAGGCGGAGGACGCCAAAAAGGAAGCGGCCTCCTGCAAGGCGGCCAAGGCCAAACTGGACGAAACCGAAGCCAAACTGAAAGCGGCGGAAGCCGAGCTTGCCGAGGTGAAAGCCTCCAAGGCGGCCCTTATCGACGCGGAAATCGAAGCCGCCATCAAGGCCGGCAAGATTGCCCCGGAAGACGGAGACGCCAAGGAAGCTCTCAAGACCGCCTTGACGGCCAATATCAAGGCCGGCAAGGCTCTGATCGCCTCCATGAACCCGGATCCCGCTTTTACGACGGTGGTCGCCGGCAAGGCCAACAACGGCAACGGCGGGAATGAGCTTACCGGACGTGACCGCATCATTGAAAACATCAACAAGGAAAAGAACTAAGCCATGGCTTTTTTGACTCTACTGGACATCCAGAAACGCAACGGTTCGGCATCCGACATCGGATTGATCGAAGAAGTGGGACGTTCCGCCCCGGAAGTAACGCAGCTTGCTTCCGTCGTGGGCTCCAAAACCATCATCAAAACCTATGTGCGCACCGGCGTCCCCCGAGCCCGGTTCCGGCCGGCCAACGCTCCCATCGGCTACACGTCCTGCACTTACGAATCAAGGAACGTGGAACTGTTTCCCATTTCCTCCATCGTTTTTGTGGATCATATTACGTTGGAAAGCTCTGACGACGGGGAAGCCGCCGTTTTGGCCGATGAAGCTTCCGGGATTACGGAGGGCGTTCTTCTTTCCCTGGGAGCCCAGGGTTTTTACGGAACGAAAATCGACCAGAACGGTTTTCCCGGACTTCCCGATTTCATCGACGACACGATGATCATCAGCGCAGACAGCTCCAAGGCCGCCGACAATTACGACGGGACGTCCGTATTTGCTGTTGTGGAGGGTCCCAAAGGTGTGCATTGGCGCTGGGGGCGCGACAAGGGAATTACTCTTGGCACGTTTAAGGACGCGCTTATTCCCGGCAAGGATCCGGAAACGGGCGAGCAGGGCGCCATTCCCGGCAAGGCTGCCGATCTGACCGCCTTTGTCGCCCTGGTCAACAACTCCAAGCTGTCCGCCGCACGCCTGAAGAATATCGGCACCGCAGAAGGAACGACGCTGGATGACGATAAATTGGCGGAACTGCTGGCTTTGTTCCCGGCAGGTGTCCGCGTGACGAAGTTCATCATGAACCGCATGGCCCTGGAGCAGCTCCGCAAGAGCCGCAAGGTGGTGAGCGTTTCCGTGGATGGAGGCAAGGCGGGAGGGGATTCCTCCGGCTCCGCGCCGATTCCGACACACGCCCACGGCATCCCGATTCTGGTGACGGACTCCATCGTCAACAACGAAAGCGATCTGTCCTCCATCACGGGTATTTCCCACTGGGGCAAGCATGCGCCGAAGAAAGTGAGCAACAAAAAGAACAAATAAGACGGAAAGGAACCTTAGACAGTGAATCCTATCAGACACACCCGCAAGGACGAATTGCTGACGGCCCGGATGAACATGCCGGGCACGGGCAAGACGGCTTATTCCGAAGTGCTGGATGCGGGGCAGACGGGCGGCATTGATGAAATGTCCATCGTCATCGAGCACGGAGACCTTCCGGCTCTGGCTGCCGGAAAGAAAATCACGCTGACCCTGGAAGCCTCCGGGGACGGCGTTAGCTGGGCCGAGGTGCCGGGGTTCTCCCTGGCGCCTGCGGCGGGAGAAGAGGCGGGCGCTCCTGCGAACAGCATTGCCGGACGGGCGCCCTATGGCATGGGGCGCTACATTCGGCTCAAGGCTGTGGCAGACACCGCCAGCGGCGACAATACCGCCGCCAAATGTGAACTCTCCATCCGCGTGTAATTGTCATGGCGCTGGTCCAAATCACGGAAAACACCCTGCGGGCCTTTCTGGCGGATGCCGAAATCACGGCGTTTGACTCGGCGGGCGCGGAAGGGAATTCCCCGGAGCGGTCCGGCGCCCTGATCAGAACGACGTGCAACCTTGTTGCCGGCATCGTCAATTCTTCCGGGAAATATCCCCTCCTGGCAACAGGTCAGGACAGGGTGCCGGAAGAACTGGAACACCCGACGCTTGTCTGGATCCGTCACGCCATGCTGGCCGACCTGCCCGACATGGGCGACCTGGAAGGGTCACCCCGCGCCAGGCAGTACAGCACGGCCAGCGAGATTTTCCGGGCCGTCCGGGAGGGCAGGTTCTATCTTGCCCCCTACGATTCGGAGAGTGACGGCGTAGAGGTGTTCGGAGCCGGGCAGCCCTATCAGAACTGGTGCGAACTATGAGCGCTCTGCCTGCAAGCCCGCGTATCGCCGTCGGGGAAAAAATCTATCGGAAGATCGTTGCCCTGTGCGCCTGTTACAACGGCGGGGAGGATCCCGGCATTGTCATGCGCGGCTGGGACGCCGACCTGAAAACCCTGATCACCCAGAAGCTTTCCCGGCTGGGAATCTGCGTGCTGGTATGCGCCCCGAAACGAAAACCCCTGCAGGAACAGGGAGGCACGAATGCCGTCATTCTGACCACAAAAATCGTCATTGAAAGCAATCCCCTCCTGAAAAAATCTGACGCAACCGCCGTCCTCGGCTGGGATGCGGACGATCTGGCAGACCTGCTTGCCATCGGGCTTGACGGGCATCGGGAACCGGGCTGGCTCCCCTGCATGAAGCTCAAGGTAACAGGCACGGAGTCAAGCCGGGTGCAGATGACCAACAAGGCAGTCACACTTTCCCTTGAACAAACCACCATATTGAAACATGGCAACTAAAACCACCGCCGCCGCGGCCCAAGAGGCCGCTTCTACCCCCACGGCGCCCCGCATTGTCAAATGCCGGGTTGTCGTCAACAAGCTGGAACTCCCTCACGGCATCGCCGCGCGGGGGAAAATCGTCCACATCCCGGAAGACGTGTACAAAGTCCACGCCGACGCCGGGAAAGTGACTTTTATTGACTACGTAAGAAGCTAAATACCATGTCAGAACTCTACAACAAGGAAATGCTGGTCGGCACCTTTCTCGACCTGTGCCCGTTCGGAACGACGGTTACGTCCGGAAGCGGCACGGACACGGTGGACGAGCATTTCAAACCGGCGAAGGACTCCGACGCCTGGATGATTGCCAACGAAGTCATCGACTACAAAATCACGCCGACCACGGAAGACGACGCCCGCACGGTATTTTCCCGCGACACGACCTCCTATGTGACGCGGAAGAACACCAAAGTGACGGGCAACACCATCGAGATTAACTCCACGGAGGTTAATCCGGTCTGCTGGCAGGTGATTTACCAGTGCGACAGGCTGGAAGCCGGGAAGGAAGTGCAGCCCTTTTCCCGGAACATCTACGGGCAAAAGGTATGGGCGCGCCTCACCAAATACCAGGAAGACAAAAAAGAAATGATGGTCCTGGAAGTCGCGGCGCTGCTCAAGGTGGAGATCCCTACGGAAAACAACAAGCTGATCACGCCGAAATTGACGCTTGAAGTGATTCCTTCCTCCCTGAATTCCCTGACGCCCACCGAGGAAATCGCCTTCCCGGCGTCCGCCGGGGAATGACAGCCGGGGCCGCCCCTCCGTTTGCACGGGGAGGGGCGGCCCCTGTTTCCCCTACCATTATTGAGGCATGGACACGACCGTTTCTCCCTTTTCCATTACTTTTGACGGACGCCCCGTCGTGCGCGCCGGGGAATTCCTGCTCGACTCTCTGCCGGAACACGCTTTCCCGGTGCAGTTCGGCACGAACGCCACGCCGATCATCAACAGCCCGTTTCCCAGGCTGGACGCTTACGGCAACCTCTCCCTGTCCTTCACCATCTCCACCGTGCGGGAATGCGCCTCCCACATGGAAGCGTGGAGCGCCTTTTACGAATGGCTCAACGAATGGAAAACGGCGGGGAAGGGGGAATGGATCTGGGCCGACGCCTGCGGCCATGAACAGCGCTTTGAAGCCGTCATCACCGAGGCCGAACCCAAAGTGGCAGGTTTTCATCTCATCGTCTCCTACAACTTCACCCTTGGCCGCCCCCTATGAAAACCCTTGACGTTTCTTCAACCGATTTTCTGGACATTGCCGAAAGCCCGTCCTACAACCGGCTGTCCTTCGGGGGTGCCTCCGTCTCCTTCCGTGTTCCTGTCTCCCGGTTTTCCTCCTGCCCGTTTGAAGAAGGGGAAATTGTAAAAATCGTCTGGCGCGGGAAAACCCTGCTCATCGGCCCGGTCATCAACCCGGAACACTCTCTTGAAGGAACCTCCGAGAGCTGGGACATCAGGATTTACGATTACTGGTGGAACCTGAGCAACATCCAGTACTTCGTGAATGGCCGCGCCAACGGCATCTTTGCCGAATACCGCCGCGGCACAGGCGGAAGCGGGCAGGAAAAACAGGCGACCGCGAATATACGGGACGCCCTCTCCGGAGTCCTGGACCATGCCATCAGCACGGCCCTGATTCCCATCAAATACGACCTCCGGATTGACCGCAAGTCGGAGCTGATTCCCTTTACGTATTCCTCCGAAACGTATGCCTCCCTGCTTGTCCAGATCCAGAAGTGGCGCCCCAATATGGCCGCGTGGTTTGAATACGGCGCGGACGATTCCGCCACGCTGGTTATTGCCGACCATGCCGCCCTGCCTGATATCGTGCTTGATCTGTCCTGCGTGGATGTGAGTTCCCTGTCCCTCAAGGCGCGGCCGGATTTGGTTCCCCCGGCCGTGGGGCTGACCTGCAACGCCTCCGTTATCTCCCGGGTTCAGCGCTCGCTGGCCGTCTATCCTCCGGGGGCATCCCTGTCCCAGCCCTACGTGGTGACGGCGGAGGTGGATGTCCCGGGCGGCATCGGGCTCTCCGACACTACCGGGCAGTACGGCCCTGTGGAGACGGGCTCGCTGGGTTACGACGCCCCGCGGATGATTGTCAGGGGAGACAAATTCCCGACCGGCACAGCCCAATGGGTGGCCCGCGTCAAACGCTGGGCTCCGGCCTTGGAGGATTGCGCCGACCTGGAAGTGGCGGCCAGTCCGGACATTACGTCCATCACGCCGGCTGACGCGGAACACCGGGGGTATAGCAGCACTGCCATTACCCACGAACTGATCTCCGGCCAGATAAACGGACGGAGCACAAGAATCAAATGGGGCAAGGTCCGGGTGGATTTGCGGGTACGGGCGACGGAGCCCCCCGACACGGTGAAGCAATATTTTCCGGAATACGGCGGAAAATCCGGAACCGGAGACCGCTGGATCGGAACATTGACGTTTGAAGTGACCACGACGAATGTCGGCTACGCGTCCTACCGGGTGGACAGGGCCGGGACGGTGGAAAGCGTGTCCGACGGCGGCGGAGAGCCCGGCGGCCCGGAGACGCCGGGCAACTATGACACCTCCGCCCTGTATACCAATTTCCTGAAAGCCTACTACGAGGCCACCCGCGCCTTGCCCTATGACGGATCCGCAACCGTCCACGACGACTTTGACCAGGTCTGCGGGGGGCGCCTCTCCATCACGGGGGGATTGAAGGAATGGGAAACCATGCGGTCCGTCATCCAGGAAATATCCCTCGACCTTAAAACGGGAGTTTCCGAGGTGACGGTGGGAGCCTCGGAACAGATCTCCCTGCAGGACTCCATTGACCGGAGCCGCCAGCTTGCCGAGGCGCTGCGCCATACGGCCTGGGCGTCCGCGTCCGATGGGGGAGGCTCTCCGGACGGTGGCGGCTCTTTGGAAGGGGGAGGCGGCCCTTCCGGCGCGGACGATGAAGTCCCGGAACTTCCCAGCGTCGGGCCGTCCGTGAAACTGTTGCAGGCCCAGGAGCCGCCCGCGTGGGGAACCAGCGCCGTCGAGGTGGGATTCCAATGCCGCCTGTCTTACGGCAGCGACGGCAAGGTGGCTGATGCCTACATCCGCCAGGGGAAGGCCGTCTATGCCGGCAACTACATCGGGGGGCTGCTTCCGGAGGGAGACGGTTCCGGGGGATGGGTGAAAAGCCCCGTCACCTCCGGGGAAATCTGGCTCAAGGTTCTGTTGGACAAGGACACGAAATACCTCGGTTCCTTCCTGTCCGCCGTAGGCGGCGTCTCCGACCCCGTCAGGCTCGCGGAGGAAGACCGGAAAACCCCTTACGAGTATTATTTCCATCTGGCCACCATCGACGGCAACAAGGTGGTGCAGCACCAGGCGGGCGCGGTTTATCTCCAAATCCACCCGGGAACCTTCGGCCCCTCCGGAATGTCATGATCAGGATTTACACTTTCACGTATGCCGGAGACGCGCAGGAAGCCGTGGCCTGTGTCCGGTGCGTTAGGACGGCTCTTCCGGAGGCGGTGGTTACGGTGGTGGACGACAGCGCCGCCCCGGTTCCCCCGGAGATCAGGAGGGCCCTTGTAGCGTATGGGGCGCGGTATCGCCGGAGTTCTTTTCCCCGCTGCGGCAACCTGCGCGGCCCGGAATGCGTCCGGGGAATTATTGCCACGCTGGCCGGGGGGGCGGCGGATGGCGACACCGTCGTCAAGATTGACTCCGACACGGCGCTTCTGTCGGGAGGCTGGATCAGGGAAATGGAACGCAACGGGCTTGCGCTGCACGCCGCCGGCTACCAGGTTCCCCGGAACCCGTCCGAACGGTCCGCCTACGGGAATTGCTACGCCCTGAGCGGATGGGCGGCCAGACTGGCCGCCGAAGCGCTGGAATGCGCCGCCATCCCCCCGCTCGCCCCGGAAGACCTCACCATCTGCCGGGCCGTCATGGACGTCTGCGGCCGGGAGCGTGTCCGGCTTGACGAGCCGTGGACGCCCCGGAATCGAGCCGGGCGGTGGTCCTGGTGGAACTGGGACAGCCGGACGACGGATCCGGAGGACTATGCCCGCAGCTATGACGTGGTGAGTGTCGGCAATCCCCGGCCTCCCCACGTCCCCAAAAGCGCCCGCCGGGCTGTCATGCACGCTCTGTGCGATGCCCGCCTGAATCTCAACAACAAATCCGTAAAACCATGTCAGACAGAGACCTGAACATCAACATCAGAACAATCGCCGACACCTCCGGCGCCGACCAGACAACAGAAGCTATCAACAAGACCAGGGAAGCCGCCCAGGGGGCCGGTGAAAGTGCTGACGCCATCAACCGGGTAACCGATGCCCTGGACAACGTCAAAGCGGCTGCCGGGGAAACAGGAGCCGCCATGAAGGACGGCATGGGTCCGGAATACGAAAAAGCCTTGGAAAACGCCAATTCCAAACTTGACCAATACGCCGACGCCCTGACAGCCGCCGGATCCCGGATGAAAGCCGCCTTCAACGACAACCCGGGATTGACCGGCTTTATTGACGAAGTCACCAACGGTGTGCTGACCTCCGAGGAATTCAGGAAGAAGCTGGAACAGGTGGATGACGTCTTTGAAGTCCTCAACAACAGAGCTTCCAACCTGGACCTTGGGGCGAAGTGGGGGGACGGTCTGGACGAGAACCTTCAACAAATCATCGACGGCTACAACAAGGAAATGGACGCCGCCGACAAGGCCGCGGAAAAGGCGGAAGCAGCGGAGGCCCGGAAGCAGCAGGCCGCCGCCGCCACGGTGGAACGGCTGGAAGCCAACAACCGCCGCGCCTCCGCCACCTATGAGGAATTGCAGGCCGAACTGGAATCCTACATTGCCAGGTTGGAAGAAGCCCGGAAGGCCGGGGACAACGTGGCCCAGGCGGACGCCCTGAAGAATATCCAGGATCTGGGAAGGCGCATCAGGACGGCCGGGGATGCCGGAGAACTCACCTCCACGCAGGTCAAGGGGTTGGCGGGGCAGATTACCATAGCGGCAACGCGCATCCTTGGCATGTCCAGCGCCCTTCGCGGGGCGATTCCGTTCATCCGCCTGTTCGGAACGACCGTCAAGACGGCCATGGGGCCGCTGGGCTGGGCCATGCTGCTGATCCAGGGGCTTACCGTCGGCATTACCGCCCTGATCGACCACTTCAAGGCCAAAAGCGACGAATTGGAGCGGCAGGCGGAACAGGCAACCGAAAGGATGAAAAAACGTGCCAGGGATGCCGCCGAAGTCGTCAAAAAGAGTTATGAAGCCATCCAGGACTATAACAAGGCCGAACGGACACAGGAAATCAACAAAGGGTTTGAAGACTTCATCAAGGGCATTACGGCGGAATACCGTTTGCAGACCCAGGAAATTGAGCGGCAAATCCAGCTACGGAGGGAGGAAGCCGCCCGTCAGAAGGGGATTGACACGCAGGAAGCTGAACTTGCCCGCGTAAAGTTGGACAATGACTTTGAAGACGGAAAAATTACCGAGAGGCAACGGGGCTACGGAATAATGATGATCAACCAGAACCTTGACGACAAAATGCGCCGCCGGGATCTGGAAATGGCACAGAAGGAATTCATGGACTACGGAAGGCAGCTGGATACTGCCGTTCAAAACCGTGACCGTTTGCAAGATAAGGACTTTGATATGAAATCCATTCAGGGGCAAATGCCATCCGTTCAGGAGGTTGAAAGGCTGTTCCAGCAACAGTTCAAAGCCCAGGAACGGATTGATGCGGGCAATAGAGAGCTTCAAAAATTAGCCGAAAGAATAGAGAAAGCGGAATTTTCATACAGAAGGGAATCCGAAATAAAGGGGAAGAAATATGCAGATCAATTTACCGGGAAAAACTTACGTGAATTATTAGAGAAACAGCAACGCCTCTTATCAGCCCGTGACGCCGCCCAAAACGAAGGCAACGCCGCCACTATCAAAATAGACGAACTCCGGGACTTATTCCGCAAATCCGGAGTGAACTTTGAACCCTCCTACAAGCGGGGAACGGACGTAACCAGCCGAACCGGGGAATATCAAAAAGCCCTGGAAGACCAGAACAGCAAGGCAAAAGAACTTGCGGACAAACTTGCCGATGCCAGAGAAGAAGCCGGGAGGCTGGGTGATATTATGGAGGCTTATGAACGCAGCATTGTTGATCAGGAGCGGGGCATCAGGACGCAAGACCGGCTTAATTCCGCCAATATCGACCTGTTCAACAAACGGGCCGACAAAAAGGAAGCTCAGGAAGCCAAGAAGGCTCAGGAGAAGCTTGAGAAAGAGCAGGAGCGGGAATTGAAGAAGCTTCAGAAGGAACAGCAGAAAGATGCTAAAGATGTGTCTAAAACTTTTGTACAGGGATTGCTCATGAAAACGGGTGAAAGCTCATCGCCTCAGCAAGCGGAACTGGCTAACAAGGCACTTGATGCCATACGTAAAAATATAGAAGCTGCGGTCACTGATGGACACATTGATGAAGATGAAATGAGGGAATTAGGTAAGCTCTACGTTGCTAAGCTTCAGGAATTAGGACTGGCAACAAAACGTGCCGTCAATGGACTAAAAGAGGAATTAACCCGGGGGCTTAGAGGAATCAATGCTCAAATTGACGCAATAGGAAAATGGGCCAATACTACCGAGAGGCAGAAACGCCCCGGAGGAATTGTTAATCTTCCTTACCGGAGATAGATTTCTTCAAAGTATTAAAAAAAGACAATTTATGCCCTGTTGTGAAGTAGAAAAAACAATATGAAAACTATTATTCGGATATTATATCTGTTTTCTTGTTGAAACAGAGTAGGGATTTCTACTATCATTAATAAGTTTGATAAGCTCACTGGATTTAATGACGAGTCCAAGGTTAATCATTTGTTTAGGTACTATGATAGGGGCAGGTGGAGGAGAAGAGTTGATTTTTATAGAATTTCCATAACTGTATCCTTCAGCTATAATACCCAATAAAAAAACTTGTGTGGATTCTCTACTGGTAGCTCTTAAATCTTTAGTTTGATGAATATTTTTAAGAATAAGAAAAACAGGACTCCCGCTACTTCCTGGAAAGATGGAAGCATCAATAAGAAATTGATACTTCCCCTCATAATTTAAGGCAATAGGTGTAGCAGTTATACCCTTTCGAGCAATAGGGGAGTTATTGTATGTGTCGTATATTCCTTTAGGATAACCGATAAACAGAATATCTTCAATAGCATCAAATTTTTCCACTTGTTTTCGATTTGGAATTTGATTTTTGGTTAACGTTTTTGCAGAGGATGGAATATCGTTTAATACACAAATTGCTATATCATACTGCAAGCTTGTTATAAAATTATTTTCTATAATACGGAAATTATCTTGACCGTAAAATTTCAATTCTATTTCTTTTGATTTTTCGACAACATGTCTATTAGTGATTAAAAATATATTTTCATAATAGTAAAATAGAAAACCTGTCCCAGAAGTCAAAGAAGCTTTATTTTTAATATTAATTAAGACTGTTGTTCTTAGTAGCTGTTCTTCTATAGTAAGTGTTTCTTTCATAAAATAATGTATAATATATCATACGTAGAATATTCCTAGAGATATGGAACAAGGAAGATTTACTGGCGTTGAGGATAACAAGAGTCATTCTTGCGGAAATTGTTTTGATGTCCGCCGTAGTGGAGTGGTGCATCTTTTTCATTTTCAGAGACAGGCTTTTTGAACATGTTGAAGACATTCACATATACGATTTTCCGTTGGTACAGGGAGCTCAACTGTCATAAGATGTCCTAATGGAAATATTATCCATAACATGGCGTATATGCAAAAGAACTTTGGAAAACTGGAAATTCTAAATTTTTAGTAGTTTTCGGGAGATAAAAATTTTCTGACTATGACGAACCAGAATAAAGGAAGTCTTAACCCTATACTCCTAATATCAAGGGAGTTTTAATCCTTTTTGTCATTATATATTCTCGTGGATATTACAGTAAGTAAGTCGACAATACGAGAAAGCAATTTAATGACTTTGGCACACCAGAAGCACCCAAGGCAGGAGAAAACCCCGGAAAGTAGGTAAATAATGCCAATGGCGGTATGTCCTAGGCCAATGTTGCTCATAGCTAATACAAACCCCGCAATCAGAGCTATGACACCAACGATCTGGAATAATCCCTCAACAGTTGGTATAAGCTCTACGTCTGTTGGCACCATTTGCGTTTGCTCTTGTTCTTTTTCAGATTGTACTTTCCTTTCCTGTTCTAAAACCGTTTTAAACTCTATCCACTCTTGACTGCCAGCAATGCAAACCAAGGTATCAATTCTTATTTTGCCATGTATATAAAAGGTTTCTAATGATTCAAAAAAATATGGACCTTCTGTTTTTCCATCCTCCGTGGCAATGTAATACTGTTCCATGCTTTTATTATTCCCAGCTTGGATATTCCTGCAATTCCAAAATGAGAGAAACGATTTTTTAGTTCTCTTCTCTCTCTTGCAACAGATAGCCGAGAATACGAGGAAGGAATGAATGGTAAGGAAATAGGCCCCATGACCTCTACACATACTGGTTGAGAAAATGAAAAAGAATAGCTTGCTTATGTACATAGTTCATGTACACTTCATTCATGAATACCATTTCAAGCACCGCCGCGCGGCAATCCATATCCAAGACGCTTGCCGCCGTCCTGAATGACCGTGAACCCGTCCGCATCGTCAATAAACGCCTGGGGGCGGTCATCATCATGCCGGAAGATGAATTCAATTCCTGGCAGGAAACAATTTATTTGCTCAAATGTCCGGCCAATGCCCGCCGCCTGCTTGACGGCGTGGAAGCTCTCAACCGTCGGAAAGGCACGGTAACAAAAACCGTTGAAGAGTTGGAGGATCACTCCTGCTAATTCCCCGGCTTTCTCATGAAAAGAAATATTGTTTTCGCACCCCAGGCATGGGAAGATTTTCAATTCTTTCTCGGCAATGACCGTAAAACCTGCAAGCGCATCATGGACATGATCAAGGAAATTCAGCGCACACCTTTTGACGGGAAAGGCAAGCCTGAGCCCTTGCGGGAAAACCTCTCCGGTTTCTGGTCCCGGCGCATTGATTCAACAAATCGCCTTGTTTACCGCATCACGGAAACAGATATTGAATTGCTTCAAATGCGCTACCATTACGGTAAATAGCTTCTGCCTTTTTCAAATTCTCTTCTCCAAGCCTGATAAACCTGGCACGCCGCTTCCACACAAAAAGAAATACGAGAAACGATAATAAACGGGCATAAATCTTCGCGTTTGAAATTCTCTGTGGCGTAATATTGGCGTAACAATAAAAGTGTAATATCATAATAATAAATATATTATGTTTATTTATTAGTTCTCTGTTAATCACTAGGTCGTTGGTTCGAGCCCAACCGGGGGAGCCACTAATTTTCTAAGCCCTGTAATTTTAATGGATTACAGGGCTTCTTTTTTCATTTTTACTTTGCTTGAAAACCGCTGAAAACCAAGGGAAAGACGCTGCTGCGGGAGAAAGACGGCGTCACTATTGCATCACCGCTTTTACTATGGTGGCAGGCGGGGGGGATCAAAAAGGAGGTATCCCCCTCAAGGCGTACTGTTTGATGGTGTCGTCTGTTGCCACATCCGCCAAGTGGAAAGCGTACTGCCCGCGGAGGACCCAGCAGACAGTCTTCAGGGCGAACTGGCAGCACATTGACAAATAAGGGCGGGTTGCCATCATCCGGGAAAGGCTCCGCGTACGTGCTGATGGTCGCCAGCCTGAACGCATAGGAAGCGCATTTTTGTTTTTTACCGTTCTCATTCAGACCGCCCCGCTTTCAGGAGGAAAACTTTCCCTTTGACTTTAACCAGGGAAAAGCTTTTATAATTGCCGTTGCCGTCAAACTTAACAATGAGCCAGATGGCGTCCGTCTTGGCCGGGGGAGTGTTGAAGAAATCTTGATGTTCCCAAGATATTGAAACGCACGGGAAAGGCGCCCTGCGTTATGCGAAATTTGGGGGGCTTGGCCGTCATCGGTGTGGATTACTCCCAACTCATGCGCTCCCGTTTTAAGCAGGCAGTCAACAAAGCCGGGAATGGAAAGCTAAGGAAATCTCCACAGGCCTCAAGTCCCGGGCGAAGGAACTCAAGGTTCCTGTCATCGTGCTGGCCCAGCCTGACCGGGAATCGGAGATGCGCATGGACAATAGCACTGTCGTTCCCCGTATATCTGATTTGTGCGAGTCCGGCTCCACGGAGCCGGACTCGCACATGAGTGTGAAAACTGTAATGAAAAAGGCAGGCGTCAATATCTGCGTCGTCTGATAAACAGAACCCCCAGCCCTATGAACCCCAGAGAAACCGAAGCCGGTTCCGGAATCTGGCTGATGGAAAGGGTATTAATGGTCATGGAACTGCCGTAGTCGGCTGTACTGGCCCAGCCTCCCAAAGTCAGGCCGTTCAGGTAAAGGACTGACTTTTCATAGTTGATTCCCGTTTTGTTGACCAATGGAATATCTCCAAGGAATGCCTCCACATAGGTAGCTCCGTTTTCCGTCAGGAAATTGACGGTGAGTTTGCCGGAATAGGTGCCAAAGATGCTCCCTGTTTCTCCTAAAACATTCATGTTATTTCCATTACTGGAGAAAGCCCAAGTTCTGGCTGTTGTGGAAAAACCGAAGGCAGTCGCCTGTGTATTGTATGATCCTGTGCCCAGGGAAAAGACGGGACCATTGTCAAGTTGGAGTTTGGAGACGTCCATCACAAAAGAATAAGAGGCCTGGGACAGGGAGATATTCAGGGATGAAATATCAATCCATGCTCTTTGAGAGGATTCAGATAGAATCAGGGAGCCGTTTTCAATGGAAGGGCCAGCCCCGAATTTATCAAGATTCACGGAAAGACCGCCTGTAGTAGAAGCGCCGCCTTCGCTGAACGTATCCCAGGAGGCAAGTAGCTGGTCGGCCTGTGAGAAGGAAGCTCCCCACAACATAAGAGGCAGAAGTATAATCCTTTTCATAAAAAATGATTTGAGAATATTTAGAATATACGGATTCTTAATCCGATTGTCAAATCTAACATTATTCCACAACTTGTTATAAAAAACGGGGGTTGTCATTTAGAGGGCATGTCGCATCAGGAGCTCTCTCTAATTAAGATAACAATATGTTGACATTCAATTTTTCACGACTTTTTTTCATAAAATTGATCCTGCAGCGGATTAAGAATTCGCATGAAGGGTGAATAAGGATATGAAACTGGTGCAATAAAGACCGGCTCATTCTTCAGAGCCGTCCAGTAAATCTGCGGCATGCATGGCCGTATTTCCAAAACGGGGAGATACGGATATTCCGGTACACTATGCCGATTGTCTGTTATAAACTGGAAGACGGCACGTATGAAATCGTTGACGGCTTCCACCGGTGCCAGACCATGAAAGATTACCGTGATATTTATGAACGGGAGGGAGGCATGATGCCGCCAGCCGTTATTGACAAGCTTTTTGGGAACCGCATGGCTTCCTCCATCAGGCACAACCGTGCCCGCAGATCCCACAA